GCAGAAGCCAGCTCGTGATTGGATTAACAGCAATGTTGATCCTGAAGACAGCATCATCTATGTTGGTATTGACTGGACAGAAACCCATCGTTTACCAGCAATCGTGAAGAACTATTTACCTTACAAGGTAGTTGCTCCATTGGCGGAGCCTTACTATTACAGAGAAACCAGGATGTATTTTGATAAGCCAGAGTTAATGGAGTGGGCTAAGTCAGAAGGACTGACACCACCACGCTTGTACTCACTTGGCTTTAGCCATAACAATTGCGGTGGTGGTTGTGTGCGTGCTGGACAAGGGCAGTTTAAGAAACTGCTTGAGGTAATGCCAGAGCGCTTTGCTATGTGGGAAGCAAAGGAACAGGAAGTACGTGAGTACTTAGACAAAGATGTAGCTATCCTTAGCGAAGTAAAGAATGGTGTTAAGAAACCATTACCTTTGGTAGAATTAAGACGGAGAGTAGAAGACCAACCTCAGTTAGTTGATGAACTAGATATCGGTGGATGTGGTTGCTTCTTTGAGGAAGATGAAAGGGAAGTCAATGACTGATCCAAAAGAATTATTACTATCAGTCCTTCACGAGAAGGACGCTAGTAAATCACGATCTAAACAAAAGCAGGTTGGACCATCTGAGATTGGTGGTTGCCGACGTAAGGTGTGGTACAGACTCAATGACCAGCCAGAAACTAATGATGATCTTAGTAAGTTGGCTGCAATTATGGGAACTGCTATCCACGCAGAGATTGAAAAGAGTATTCAATCTGTAGATCCTAATGGCGAAAAATATAAGGTTGAACTTGAAGTTGAGTATGGTGACATCAAAGCTCACGTAGATTTGTATGTCCCAGAAACAGGCGATGTTATTGATTGGAAGACAGTCAAGGTCCGGAACCTTGGTTACTTTCCATCAATGCAACAGCGCTGGCAGGTTCAAGTTTACGGCTACCTCCTAGCAAAAAACGGCTATGCGGTCAACCGAGTGTCACTGTGTGCAATAGCACGGGACGGGGACGAACGCGATGTAAAGGTTCATACCGAAGCATACGATGAGTCCATTGCATTAGAAGCACTCGGTTGGCTAGCGGCTGTTAAGGAAGCAGCGGAGCCACCAGCACCAGAGAAAGACAGTTCTTTCTGCCAAAGTTACTGTCAGTTCTATGATGCAACAGGTCAGATGGGATGCGTTGGCTTAAAAAAAGAACGTACGTCAGTCAGTGAAGTAATCATTGCTGACGAAGATATTGACAAGAATGCACTGCTGTACCTACAGTTAGCAGAGCAGATCAAAGAGTTAGAAAAGCAACAAGACTCATTGAAGGCATCCTTTGAAGGAGTACTGGGCATTACTAATTCAGGTATCGAAGTCAGTTGGACAACTGTTAAAGGTCGTGAGACAGTTGACAGTACAGAGGTAGAAAAACTATTAGGGTTTGTCCCTAAGAAGGTAGGAGCTGAAAGCCAGCGACTATCTGTAAAACTAAGTGGAGGTAAGTAAATGGCAACAGAAGGTACAAAGTTTCAGATCAACTACAAGTTGAATGATGGAACACTCATCAATCTTTACGCAACAGATGTAAAGGATTTAGAGACAGGTCTTGCAGACCTTGGAATGGTGGCAACACTGATCCGTACAACAGGCAATGACTTGCACGGTGGGGCATCAGCACCAACAGTTGCATCAGTTGCTCAGTCATTTAATGCAACACCAGTTGCAGCACCTGCTCAGGCAGGCGGTCACACTTGCAAGCACGGTGTGATGTCATTGCGTTCAGGTGTAGGACAAAAGGGTCCGTGGTCAGGCTATATGTGTGCAGCTCCCAAGGGTGCACTGGATAAGTGCGACACTATCTGGGTTCGATAACAAATGCGGGAGCCGAGGTTTTACGAAGCTCCTAGTTGTGCAACACTAGGCGGGGACTTTTGGTTTCCCGACAATGAACTTGGTATACCTGGCGCATCTACAGTTGATGCTAACTTTGCAAAGAACATCTGTAATGGTTGTCCTCACCGCAGAGAGTGCGCTGAATGGGGTATCAAGAACGAGGCTCACGGTATCTGGGGCGGTCTGACGATTAGAGATCGTCAACGCATCAGACGTGAGCGAGGCATCAAGATCTATCAGGAGGATGACGTTGCTTGACCTATCCCGTGCGTGGAGTGGTGTGCTTACCAAAGCAACACCGCTACCTGATGTATGGGTAGGTCTTAAAGCCAAAGAGATTAAGTTCCGTAGGGGACAGGTCTGTATGGTTGCAGCTGCACCTAATGCTGGTAAGTCAATGTTCGCGTTGATCTATGCAATCAAGGCACAGGTGCCAACACTATTCTTCTCAGCCGATACTGACACAACAACCGTGATGATGCGAGCTGCTGCTCACACATCTGGTCACTCACAGGTAACTGTTGAGTCTAACTTGGCTAACGATAGCCACTACTACGACCATCACTTTCAGAAGTTTGGTCACATTAAATGGGTCTTTGACTCATCACCATCACTAGATGATATTGAGATGGAGATTAGAGCATACGTAGAACTCTACGGAGTTGCGCCGGAACTAATCGTCATTGATAACCTGATGAATGTTGCAGCAGAAACTGACAATGAATGGGCAGGACTGCGTGCGATTATGATGGAACTGCACGATATGGCACGCAAGACTGAGGCTTGTGTAATGGTGTTGCACCACGTCTCTGAGCAATCAGAGTACGGCTCACCGACTAAGCCACCTGCCAGACGTGCTATCCACGGCAAGGTCAGTCAGTTGCCAGCGTTGATCTTAACTCTAGGCTATGACCCAGCACAGGCAATCCTGTCTGTTGCTGCGGTTAAGAATAGGTTTGGTCCACACACAGCTGATGCCTCCAATTATGCAACGCTTCTAGTAAACTATGCAGCGTGTCAGATCGGTGACCAAGATGAGTTTGGCTGGATGCTAAGGAGAGATGCAATGAGTAACTATCAGGGAGCAATCAATGTCTAAATCAAATACAGAGATGCAGTATGTAAAGAACCGCATCAATAAATTAGAGAAAGACTTTGCAGCTTTCGCATCATTGCTTATCCAAGCAAACATAGTCAGAGTCGAAGAAGAAGATGGAATCCAAGTCTTCAAGGTTAATCAGGTAAAACTAGATGGCCAATAAGAACGGACGTAAGGGTTCTCAGTTCGAGACAGATGTTATGAAATGGCTCCGTGGTGCTGGAGTTATGGCAGAGCGTCTGACAAAAGCTGGGGCAAAGGATGAGGGAGATATGGTTGTTATCATATCTGGAGAAACCTATATCCTAGAGCTAAAGAATAGGCAGACTCTTTCCCTGCCGGAGTTCTGGAGAGAAGCACAAGTTGAGGCGCTTAACTACGCTAAGGCTAGAGGTCTTGGGGAAGTGCCTCTTTCATACGTCGTAGTTAAGCGTCGCAATGCATCAATAGATCAGGCTTGGGTAATCCAAGACTTAACACAATGGTTAAAGGAGAAGAAGTAATGCCAGTTCCAGGTGGAGAAATTACAAGTACAGAAACTTGGTCAGAGAACCAAGCAGCATACGATGCTGCAATGGAAGAAGCAATTGAAGATGCTAAAGAAGTAGTTGAAAATTCAACTATCGAGGTTGAAGATGATTTGCCAGAACTGTCTTAAAGGCGGAGAAGAGAACACGCTTGCACACTATAAGCGTGCTACTAACTGGCACGACAAGTGCGATTACAAGGGGTGCGTATGTCAACACAAGACTGGACCAGGGCACACAAAGGCAAGTCAAGATCGGATGAAGCAAACTCAATCCCAATAGCACCTATCGTAAGTTACTTCGGTGGCGAGGTGCGAGAGGGACGTGAGGTAGCAGTGCGTTGTGTGATGCACGCTGACTCGCGTAGGTCTGCCTCTATGAACACAGATAAGAACCTTTACTACTGTCAGACCTGCGGTAAGGGTGGCAATGCAGCTAACTTGGTCTGCATACTAGAGAACTTGGAGTTTAAGGATGGCCTCAAACGTGCAATCGAAATTGCTACTGGAAGCGGCGCACAGATACGCCCAAGCGGTAAGTCCGGAGGCACTAGGCGTCCTAGAAGAACGTGGGATATCTGAAGAGGTAGCCTCACGCTTTATGCTCGGTACTGTTGTTGATCCTAGCAATGGTCACGAGATGTATGAAGGATGGATCTCCATTCCTTACATCACTGCAACTGGTAGTTGCGTTGGCTTTAAGTTTCGCAGACTAGATGATGGCAAGCCTAAGTATGGCAGCCCTACTGGGCAGAAGGCACACCTGTATAACGTATGCGACATTACCTTGCAGTCACCATACATTGTGGTTTGTGAAGGCGAACTAGATGCAGTGATAACTAGCGGGATGCTTGGCATCCCAGCAGTAGGTGTACCAGGAGTTGCTAGTTGGAAGCCACACTTTCCAAAACTATTTGGTGGCTATGACACTATCTACATTGTCGGTGACAATGATGTGAAAGAGGATGGGTCTAACCCTGGAGCTGAGTTTGCCAAGCGTGTGGCTAACGAGGTAATGAACTCAACTATTGTTACACTACCACCAGGTATGGACATCAATGACTACTACCTAGCGCACGGGGCAGATGCCACACGTGCTTTGCTAGTAGGTGAGCAGATTGGATAAGGCTGAATGGTCACAAATGGTACAGATTTTGCAGCGTATGGGCTTCCAGATCCTGGAGATCAATACGGAAACCGAGACTATCCTCTTGCGTCCGATACCGACAAGGTAGATGCAGCTTTCATCGCTGATGTCTGGCGCATTATGGACCAAGCAGGTAACCTGCTGGTGCGTAAGCATCACGACTACGGCCCAAAGAACATTGCTCACTCACCAGGTGGACCACTTAATGGTTTGCGTGTACGTATGTGGGACAAGATAGCACGCATCAATAACTTACTAGACTCTGGCGTTAAGCCAAGCAACGAGTCATTGCGTGACTCCTTCTTAGACTTACTCAACTACTCAGCTATTGCAATGATGGTACTCGATGGTGTGTGGCCTGAAGTGCAGGACAATGACTGAACTACACCCAGTTGTGTATGACTTAGTGCCAGCGGTGGCCACAACTATTCACCGCAGGTATAAGAACTATGTCGAAAAG